TTAAGTTCATCGCTAGCAACATAGTATGTGCTGCCTAAGAAACTACCTTGAGTAGCACCAGAGCCACCACCGACTACGATACCGCTCTGAGTTGTAGCAACGTCAGTTGTCTCACCGTTTGTGTAAGTGATGAATGTGCTGGTATTGGCTGCTGTGTTGTTGAAACTGTGTGTTGCCGCAAAAGAGTTCAAAGAACCAAATCTACGACCAGTTTGTGCAGCACCAGTAACGCCACCAGCAGTTCCGCTTTGGCCACCGTATTTGGTACCAATTTGGTCTGCACGAACGATCTGAGCTTCAACGTCAAACATCAATTCGATCAGCTGTTTTACTTCCTGATACGCTTGGGGGTCCCCACCGCTCTGTTCAACTGCACGAGCAGAACCAGTAGCAGAAATAACTGTACTGAAAATCTGTGTGTAGTTGCCCAAGTTGGCACGTTGGTTGCTTTCAGCCATATTGCTGGCAACAGCCATACCTTCTTGGTTAGCTTGTGTTGCTGGTAGACGATAAACGTCGTTTGTCCACAATGGTAGGGTAGAAACAACTTTGCGTTTCTTGGCCATACACATGTTTAGAACAGGTGTGTCATCCTTAACGCGGTTTGATACGTCTAAGTCTAGATCTTTGACAACGATGTCTGAAGCGTATGCTGTAGTACCGTTACCAATAGCGGATGTTGTAATTTGTGACATGTTTTTTTCCTTTTAGAATGTCTATATTTTTTATCTGCGTTGACGCATTGCATTTAACTTTGCGACTAACAGATTATCCTGGGCTTTCTTATCACCCTTATTGGCTTGTTCCTGAAGTTGCTGGAGATTTACTTGTCCTTGTGTCTTAGCGTTTGCAACACCATTTGACTTCTTACTAGTCAATGCAGCAATGCTACTACCAGCAGATTTTGTGCTTGGTTTTTCTCTGTATTTCAAACCGTCTCTGATTAGACTAAGCAATTGTTCATCACCGCTGACCAAATCAATGTTCTTTACACCTGGCACTATTTGACCGTTTGCGTCTTTCCATACCTTACTGACCTTATCACGAATTTCATTAAACACATAACTGTTCTTAAGTTCCTTATCTTGAAACTCTTGACGACTTTTGTCCAGTGCTTGACTAACTTGCTGGCTACGAATCTGGTAGAATTGATCTACCGCAGGTTTCATTTGCTGAATCGTTGCTGCCTGTTGTTGTATCCATCTTTCGTTCTGTTGCATGTTTGCTTGGATACGAGCCATTCCGGCTTGATCGCCTCGTTGCTGTGCTTGAGCATATTGCTGTTGGAACGTTGTCTGATACTGCTGTGTCTTTATGATTTCATCATAGGCTTTCTGAATCTGCGGACGAACAGTAAATTCTAGTGCTAGAGTTAAACCTTCTGCCTCAGCACGTTTCTGCTGTAGGTATTCATCAAACTCTGCCTTTTGAATCTTCAATTCTCTGGCTTCTTCATGTATTGCTCCACCTTGACCTAGTATAGCGGCTGCTCGCTTGGCGTCAACAACCATTTCTTTACCATTACGCATGAACTTGAACTTGGCGTTCGGGTTCTCTGTTGCGAATTCTAAGAAATCAATTATGTCACCTGCTGTAGAGTCCTGGTTGCTTACCTCTTCAGGGGCTTGACCTTCTTCTACTGCTGCCTCACTATCTGCGGATTCGAATGAATCAACTTCTGGCTCTACGCTTTGGGTATCGTTTTCTGATCCCTCTGGCACCACAGGGGCTTTAGAGTTTGCCAACTCAGAAGAACCTGTCTCAGTTTCGTTAGTTGCTGGAGAGAGGTTACGCATGGCGGCCATCTTTTGAGCAATTGAGTCCAACGAAGGAACTGCATTTTGAACAGGGGCCGTGCTAGGAGCATTAGGCGTGTTCACTACTGTTTCTGTAGTCATTTAATTTTTCCTTACATTTCTGTGGGGGCATTTTGAATGCTTACCGCACGATTTTTATAGTAGACTGCCCTTTGCAGACTACTTACAAACTTGTCAACTCCAGCGATCATATGGGCAAGTGCTACTCGCTTACAATTGTCATCTGGTGTGTGTCCATTTATGCCGCTGAGTTCATCTGCAATGTCAAACTTGAAGTGGTGTACGAACAGGGCAAAATCTCTATTTGCCAACAAGTTCTCTGCTCCACTACCATATGTTTTGACAGCGTCCAGTTGTCCTGGCGACATTGTCTTTATTTTATTTATATCAATTCTAGGTTTGGCGTTAAAAGCCTGTGTCAATTCGTCGTCGATTATCATTTCATTTCCTGTAAAGTCTAAATTAGGTGTTGTGGAATGGCGTCATCAGTTGATCCAATGCCTCCCAGTTCTTAGCATCTAATAATGCTTGCACTTCTGCCCGGCGTTCTTCGGGACAAAAGTCACGTAAAAACGCTAGGGTGATCTGTTCAAATGTCCATTCATCACCTTGTAATATCTGCATACGTATTCCTTAATAGTTTGTGGCTTTGTTTTGTGTCATCAGTGCAATGGCTTCCAACTGACGGTCAGCACTGGTGCCAGCAACATCAGCATTGGTCTTGTTGGCAATGGCTTGATCTTTTGCAATTTGACTATCTTGTTTGGCCATTTGACCCATCATTGCGGGATGTTGTCCTGATATTTTGGCCAGGATTTCTTGTGTGCGAGCACCATCCAACTCTGCTTGTGCAATGTCCTTTTTATCTTCTGGACTTGGTTGTTGTTGTGAAGCCGCTTGTTGTGATTGTTCAACCATCTTCATAACTTCTTCTTCAGTGAGCAAGTAAGTGTTGGCATCTTTCACACCCAATATATACATCATGTCTTCGTATGGTCTACGAATCTTCTTGAATGATTCTGGAGTGATAGCATTCATTTGAACACCTTGTGCCACTTCTTGCATCAGGGCCTGTTGTGCAGCCTTGATTGCTTGAATACGTTGTAGGCTGTTTTCTTCTGACGCCATACCAACGGCTAGATCAATATGAATGATCTTGCGTTCACAGAAATCCATGTTGTCATACGATTGTCCATCCAAGAACACAGGTTCTTTGTTTGGGTGGAACTGTTGTGCCAGTTTCTTGACACCATAGTCATCACTGTATTGTACCAAGGTTCTCCACACTAGCCATAGGGCATCTTCCAAGCCTTGAGCACAGTTCTTAATGATGTTGTCTTGGATCAATTGATTTGGTCCCATGGCCAATTGCAGTTTGGCACCTGAGTTGCCTGGACTCATTACTTCTGGAGTGAATGTATCTGTGGGTGTGGTCATACCCACTAGACCCATGATGTCCTGTTGCAAGCGGCTCATGGCCACTTCAATAAAACTCAAGTTGCCGCTGGGTGCAGGCAATGGGTAAATGTCTGTTGCTGGATCAAACTTACTATCCAGAATAAAGATAGCAGCCTCACCGTCTTGCAACATTTCAAAGTCCAGTCTATCTGGCTTGACACCAATACGTGGAGTGGCTGTCAACAAGCCCAACTGTATTTCAGCACGGTGTGCCGCAGTCATGTATTCTTGTGCTGGAACCAAACTTTCTGCTAGGCTCATACCATAGAAGTTCTGTGGCAATGGTCTTGGGCACATGTTGGCCACTGGGATAAACTCCACTTCACGTGCTGAAATAATGTATTGTCCAGAGTAGATAATTTCCACAAGTTCCAACTCTCCGTCATTGTCAATGTCATAACGGTTCCATGTTGTTAGAACTGTGACTTGACGTGCTGTGGGATCTTGTGCCGCATAGCCTGTTGATGGTAAGCCATTGATAGGCACTGAATCTCTAGCGTGGATAGCCAAGTTGTTCAACAATGAACCTGCTTGGTATGCACCCACGTTTGAATACTCTGCATACTCCATAAACTTCTCTAGATCAATGTCTGGATAGCGTTCAAATGCTTCTTGAATACTCATTGGATCATAGAAACCACAGAAGTCTTGATCCTGTATGTTGATAATGGTTGGATTGCACATCCAATAGTGTTGTGCAATTGGACGGAAACGGATGTTTAGGTTGTAGCCAGTTAATTTGTACTCTGCATCATACACTGTGTTGCGAGCAATAGCATCTTGCAGTTCACCATCTGCTTGTGACAGCGGAACGTTGTCTTCGTCTGACAACAAACTTAGATCAGCAGCCTCGTCATCACCTTCTGATGCCATCTTTAGGCGGGCCAGTATGTTATCTTCAACAATCTTACGGCGTTCTGCTGTGGCTTCTTGTTGCCATTCTTGGCTTTGACGAACCACTTGTTCTAGATTCACACTGCTCTTACGCTTGTTGGTGCGTAATACTGTTAATCCAGCATCAGCAGCCTGTGCTTCAAATGCCTGTAGTTGATCTGCTGTGCCCTTGGTCTTGACATAACGTGTGATCAGTTCACGATTTGGACTCACCATCATCTCACCGTTCTTGTGCAACAGTGCGTCCATGATCCAGTGCTGTAGAATAAAGTGTGGATCGTTGTTTTGGTTAACAAGTTTGTTGACCATGTTGGTTGCCTGCTGTGCGGCTGTGGCATCATCTTCGTTGTCAGGCACAAACTCAAAGTTGATCTCACCGTTCTGCATTAGACCCTTGCTGATAACTGCTGTGCTGTAATCCACGTTGGGTTTCACCACAGGGTGAATGTAGTCAATGCCGTTTACTGGCTCTGTTGATTGTGTAACTGCCAGGTTCAAATAATGGTAATCACTTGCCCTGTTGATATTATTCTTTGTAGCAAGCAAACGCAGGTTAGCAGCACACTTTTGGTCCATGATACGCTTTAGGTGTAGGAAACGCTCCATGGCACCTTTAGGGTTATAGACGTCGCTGACTACGAAATGACTTTTATCGAACATATGATGAGATTCCTAACTGGTTTCTTTTATTTATATATTTTTACGATAAGGCACAGATAACACACCTTAGCGTATTTCCAACGGTTTCTTCCACTGTGGCATGTTGACTTCTTTACGTGCCTTTATTGCATATATGGCTTCTCTTGCTTCTGCCATACGCTGTTGTGAACTTTTGTTGTCGTAGGGTTCTGACCATTTGTTAAGGGCTCCAAGCAAAGCATACCTAGCACTGTCAATACAGTCATCAGGGTCACTAAAACGTCCTCGTTCATCTACAAAATAGTTCTTTGCTTCCCGCAAAAACTCCACACAGTTTTCGTTAACATGTAATGTTCCTAGTTCTAACATTTGACGCATGGTGTTGACGCCAAAACTTTTATGATTAGTTACCTTGCCTTCTGAATCAGGTGGATTCATTGCAGGGTGCTGTACCACATTTAATCCATATTCTTCAAACAGTTGTCTCAGTGATAACGCTGACATTGTATACCTGCCTGCTGTGTTGGCATCACTAGGCAACACAATAGGACAGCCAAACACTTCTGGACGCATCAAATGCTGTATCCAATTTACAGGAGCAGCTTCTTCAGTGCCTTTGACGCAGATCTGACTGTGCAGCCATGCTTCTTGTTCACGTGGATTCCAATACAACAGGCTGATAACTGTCTTGTCTCTGACCAGGCCCAAGTCCAGGGCTATCACACGCTCAATGTGATTCATTGTGCGGAAGTCGTAATCACCAGTCTTGTATGTGGGCCAGTTGCGTATCTGGAACACAGCACCTTGACCCATAACTGGAATACCTGCAATACGTGCTTCACGTTCATGTGGCAAGTAATCACGCTCTAGTTGTCTACGTGTTTCAAACAGCAAGAATGGTTCGCCCCATGGATCCACCTCTGGCACATCATCCCAAGTGACCCTAACATGTTCATAGCCTTCTTCTTCATACCAGAACTTGCTTACCAGGCCGTTCAACCCTTTGAGTGGCGTGAATGAGCAAAGCACTTGTCCTTGTGTTGTGGCAGTACGTGTGACCAGTTCTGAAAACACAGGGTCTGGTGGCTGCTCATCAAAAATTACCAGATCCAAACGAAAGCCCTGCAAGTTACGCACTTCCTGTGTGTAGTTACCAAACAATAGATAACTGTTCTGTCCACTGGTGTGTTTTATTTCCACGCCCAGTATGTTAGCACCATCGCAACGCATAGTTTCTTGCACGATGCAATCACGCGGTATGGCACCTGTGCCAATGTGGTCTTTAATTTTGACATCTTTGGTTCCAATCAATTCATCTTGTAAAACTCTGGCAACCTGTTCCCAACCTTCACCAGCAACAAACGCAGTAATGGGCTTGTTGAAACGTTTGGCCTCTTTGGGCCACCACGCAGGATACAGGCCAGTCAAGTGGTAAGCAGTTTCAAAACATGTACTAACAGTTTTACCAATACGGTTGGCAGCAAGTATGCCTCTGCGTGGACTGGTGCCTGTGGCAAAGAACTTCATTTGATGATCAAACGGGCGGAAGTATTTGAGTTGATTAAACTTCATTTCATCTGCTACGGAGATGGCAAAGTCTTCAAACTTGGTCTTGGTGTAGGTGTCAAACAGTTTTAGGCTGCTGGGCTGTAGGTTGTTTTCATCACACACCCAACGCACAGCACGCCGCATGATTACATTAGAGTCAATCATCCGTGAACATCCTCTAGGCGTGTGACTCTGTCATGCAAGATACGGTTCTGTGCCTGCAGTCCTTGCACAGCGTTGGTCAAATGTTTGATCTGTGCTGCCATGGCTTCCATAAGTTCACAGGCCTGTGCCAGCCGTTCACTCACAGTGTCTATATTGTGCTCATGCGTGACATCACGCAAATACAATTCGTGTAGTTTCTCAAATGGGTCAAAGTCACCGTTAAACATCTTTGTTCAGGCTGAGCCTAATATCGTTGATCTGTTTCATGGCCACTGCCAACTGTGCAATTTCATCTGCTGACAGTATCCACGTGTTGGGATCATTGGCACGCACACCATCACGCTTGTCCAAGCCCAAGTGTAGGCGTTCTGTGATTAGTCGTAGGATGTGTTCACACTGTCCAGGAAACTTCTCCACAAAGGCTTCACGGTGAGCACCATTGACCTTTTGTAAGATGCGTGTTTCCAGCACTTGTCGTTCAAATACGTTGTTTGAGTCTGTCATACACGCTCTCGGATGTCATAGAACCAATCCTCACCTGCTGACCATTTACGGCTACCATCCACTGAATATGTCTTGGTGGCCACACGGAAGTCTGGTTGTTTAACTTCTGCAGGTACGAGACTTTGATCATACCATATGCAACGGTTGTTGGGCTGTGTGGCAAACTGTCCATTATCCAGTTTAATAAAGTTGAAACTCTTGTGTTCGTCTGCGGTTTCAGTAAAGGTAGTGTCCACAGCCATGCCATCAGCACAGAAGTCCACTGTGAACATGTAATGGCCATAATGCCACTGCCTGTCTTTGCCGTAGAACTTGACACCTAGATTGCGTAGGGCAGTCTTTTCATGTATGGTGAAGTTATAGCCCATGCAGTCCCATAACTGTAGCATGTCTATGGGCAGTTGTGGTAGGTCTGATTGCTGCCACACATAAGCATGTAAGGGCAGTTTGTCATACAAGGCACCATACTCGGGCAACAGGCTTTCAATACGAAACACCTGGCCACGTATGGCTTTGAGACTTACCCAAACACAAGGTTCAAGTTCTCCATGGCCTTTGTGATCATCATATAAGAACTCTCGCCGCACAAAACATCGTAGGGGCGGCAGGCTTGCAATTAGATAACTCATGGTTTATGCCCATGGGTTGTCAATAGCACCTTGGTTGAACTGTGTGAAACTACGATCAATCCAAACTGTCCAGAAACTTTGTGTACGGTTCACACGCTTTGATTCCATCAAGGTGCGTAAGCGTTGACCCATCTTGGTGTATGTGCCATCAGCATAGCGAACAGCCTGCTCACCAGTGCGTGGATCAATCCATATATACTTTTCTGGACGTGGGCGACCATACTTGTCAACCTTCTCACCAAAACTCTGCTTCTCAAGTGGACCCATGATTTCATAACTGATTGAGCCATCATCATATGTTTTGAACTGGCAAACAACTTTGGCATCTACTGCTCGCATGTTGCTGTCAGGGTGTGGCACAGCCATGTCGTGGAACACACTCATCACTTGGGCCGATTGTGGCAGTTTGGGATCACGTTTGGGGATTGGACGCAGTGGATCTTCTGGGATTAGATCATTGTTGTCCACATATGGATTTGAACCTGTGATGTAACGCATGTCAACATCCGCACCATTGAGTACTGCTAGAGCAATCTCATATTTCTTGCTGGGTGCTAGACCTTTTAGTTTGAGACTCACACGGGTCTCATCAAACACAAACTTCTCTAGTTCTAGGGCAGTGGGAAAGTCTTCCTTCAAGCCTTCTAGACTGTATTCAATGGGTTCTGGTTTGAGTGCGTCTACTGTGGTAATGATGTCCGCAGCTTCTTCGTTGAAGTCAAGATCCACTGTGCTGGGCTCCATGGCCTCCGTTGGTGTGGTGTCGTCGTTCCATACATCCACTGGTTTGCTGTCATTCTTTTTCATATCATTTCCTTTCAAATATAATGAAAGGGTGTTGAGGACACCCTAGGAACCTTTTGGTTTACTTCTTGAAACGCTTGGGCTTGACGTCTGACATCACACCTTCCAGTGCTGGATCAATGGTGGTCTTGGTCATGCTGCGGGTAGTTGGACTACGTGCGGCAAAGGCAGCATTGATTGAGTCTGCCAAATTGCTACGCTCCGCCTTGCCTTCACGGAATGTTTCACGCTTGCCTGGGCGGGCACTGGCATTACCTGTGCTAGGACCCTTGCCGTAGTTTGATTTCATTTTTTGGATATCCATTTTGTTTGTCCTAATTATGTGTTGAATCCGCTGACAGCCTGAACAATCAAGTTGGCGTTGGTAATTTGGCTTGGTGGTTGCCAGTTGGTGCCGTCCACTGTGTAGGCCACAAGTTTAACTGTGGTTGTTGTTGCTGGCCTTATGGCTAGACTCAGTGTTTCACCAATGGGGTTTGGTCCTGCTAGTGTTGCATCAGTTGCGGCATTGACCAGTTTGTAGTTGGTTGGTGTTGAACCTGCAAACTGTGCGTAGGCTGTCAACATGAATGTGACATTGGGTTGCAATGTTGCAACATCAGTGGTCAAGTTAAATGTAGCACTGGTGCCTGTGGTTTGCGTTGCTGTGGTGTTGAATGCCACAGTCACAGAACTACCAGTTGAAACTATACGTGGAACGCGAGTTTGTGGAAAGTCTGTAATGAACAATGGTTGTGCAACAGAGTTTGTTACTGAAATTAAGGTTGTATCAATTAGGGCCATGATGTTAGTCCTTAGATGCTAGATTGGAATTGGTTCAATGTCACAGGAGTGATTACCACTGTGGCTGAACTTGCGGCTGTGATGGTGTTGACAATAACACTTTGTCCACCACCGTTGACTTGAAAGTCACCAACAACAACTCTGCTTTGACCAAACGGAACAAATACTGCTGGTGCTGGATCACCAATTTGTGCGTGATGGAAACTGGCTGGTGTTGTAGTGCCCAAGTAGACATTGACCCAAGCATTTACTGTGGTGCTGGCATTGTCAATTTGAAATGCGTTTGTGGTGCAAAGAGCAAAAGTTGCTGTGCCAGTAGTGGCAGTGGCAGTGACCAGTTGTGCTTCGCCTCGTAGTTGTAAACTCATCGTGTTCTCCTTAATCGCACTTGTTGCCAACGCGATTCACAAGTTGCTTGTTTTGAATCTTGTCTGGATTGGCTGGGCCTTTGATGGGCATGCCAGTGTGTCCTAGTA